AAACTTTGTTGTCCATTTGTAAGCTGCAACAGTTTTGTAATCATATATATCAAATACATTATGTCTTCTTTCACCTAGATCAAATGTTCCTACAACATTTAGTTCAGGTATAAATACTTTTTCTTCAATATATATATCTCTCTGAGGATTGTCATTTTGTATTTTAGACATTGCTTTTTCTAAGTCCTCATGTACAATTGTACCAAGACGTAAGAGCCTCAACGATTTATCATCAAGGCCCTTTGTCTCATATCCAAAGAAAGAGTACATTTGTTTTCTGTAACAACTACCAGCAGAAGATGCATGGAACTCTTCATTTTCTCTTTCTGCTTGTCTATCATCATTAATATCTGATAGATATTTATTGTATGATTGTATTATATCCATAGTCTCTCCTTATGTACTCTAAATTTAACAATATTAACATTTACTATCAACAGTTGAATTCAAATATAACTTAAATTTGTTCAAATGTTCTGCGCTCTTTTTATTGCCACCAATGTTAAATCTCAATGGTTTATCTAACATCCACAAACCTTTTGGTGTAAAAGGATTACGTTTGTCATACAATGTAGTCCATTTCCAATCATATAATGTGAAAACTTTATTACCATTAATAAATGCATATTCTCCAGATACTTTGTAATCGTCTCCCATATTTGGTTTACCAAATGTTTTAACAACATTCTTTGGTATTAGATCTATTTCACCTTGATAAAAAGTTCCACATATTATATTCTGATCATCTGATAGAAAAAATTCCATTATAACTCCTGTTCTTTTATTATATACCAATACTTTCTGCCAGCGTCATCATCCCATACTGACATTTCTTGTAGTATATTAAATGTGTTGTTTGATACTCTTGCTATATCTCCTTTTGCTATAGGTTCAAAGTAACCTACAACTAGAGATCTTTTAAACTCATGTGTTCTAAATTCTATATCTTTATATCCATACAAGGTAAGTAATAGTTTTATCTTACCTTCCGCATCTTTCTGCATACCATCTACCTCGTCAACAGGAACAATAGCATTAACTGTTCTCTTTGAATAAGGACATTTCTTTTTGTCAAATGTAGTTAGTTTACCATCTTTCTTGAGATCGTTTACTCTACCACTTACTGCATTGATTTCATATTCTGTTATAGCACATATCTCACGAAGAGACATACCTTTGCTATGTATGTTATAATGCTCTGTCACAACTCTCATAATATTGTGTTTTTGTGTATAAGATACACCTTCTTCATTTATTTCTTTGTATGCTTGTTTACTTGTTTGTGTTACCATGTTACTTCTCCTCTTTGTTTAGTTCATCGAACCCAAGAGCAAACTTAAGAGATTGTATTCTACCTGCGCATACATCCGCTAACGTTTTATTATTTTCATAATCTCTCATAAGATGTTCTCTCATGCTCAATTCTTTTTCTAGTGCAATTATTAGTTCATCTTTTGTTTTTACTTTTAACATTATTTATCCTTTTGTTTATTTTAATAAGGTTGTTGATATTCATCATCGTATTCGCCATCAAAATCGGAAGCGTCGCCAAATTTTTCGATATATTCTTTTATTAAACCTTGTTGATGTATTTCATTTAATAATTGTGTAGTTAAATAATTACTAACATCTTCTATTGTACGATCTATGAAATATGAATAGTGTACTTTACCTACAAACCATTTAATTACATCATCATGAATATCATCTGTTATTATTCGAGGTGTATAAATCATAATGTTTATCCTTTTATTTAGTTTAAAATTTTTGCCTACATCCGACTCCAACGGATCGTAACGGAGCCACAGCTGAATGGAGCAAATAAACAACTGTTGCGTTAGATAGGCAATGGTATAGTTTGTATTCATCACTCTATACTTTTCACTCGTTAAACGACGTTACTAAGAAATAGGTGTCAACTATTAGCATCACTATACACTTCACACTAATAGCTGTTACTAGTAATAATTTAGGCACTGCTGTAGACGATGCGGAGTCTATATCCTACACATATTGTAGTTGTGAGTAGAAGGGAACAGTGCCTATTAAGTTTAATAATTTTGATGTCCATGTAATTCCATGTGGCAATTAGCACAAAGAACAATACATTTCTTAATCTCATCAAATATCTTTTTAAGTCCGAAACCATTACTAATCATATTACCAACATTAGCTTCTTTTGTATGATCGTGATGATGAAATTGTAATGCCCAAGTAGAAAACTTCTTTCCTCTTGATTTATGAGAATAACCACAACTTCCACAACTTAACTGTTGCTTGTACTCTCTAACCTTTCTAGCTTTCTCCATTCTTCCATTAGGTGTTTTCTTTTTGTGATCCCAATAGCATCCATGCTTTGTGCAATAGTATCTTCTGTAAGGATTACCTGACTTGTCAAACATACCAGTTTTAGCAAACTCTGATAAGTTCATACTAGTATTACATCCTTTGCAAGTTCTTGTTTTTGTCATTTTATGCTCCTTTGATTGTTTATACCCAAGTTATCGTAGAATGTAGTATATATAGAGGAAATATATTCTTGCTACACATACCACACTCTATCGACAGTTAATAATAGCAGTTAGCTAAGAAAAAGTAGGCATAAAGCCTACTCTTCCCAAGCCAAAGCTGGTATAACTACTTCTTCTTCTTCTGCTAACAACGAAGGATGACCATCAGACATACACAATGTATTTAGAAATTCTAGATCCATTTGTAATTCTCTCTTAATATCATTCTTACTCTTAGACTGTTGCTTAGTAAAAGAATCCCAACCTCTGCGCACATCAGCAGTTCTGAACTTATGAAATGCAATAGTTTTAAGACTCTTAGCTTGATGCTTGTAGTCTTCGTATGTTGTAAGCGCTTCTATTTCTCTAGCCATAATGTTTCTCCTTTTTATTGACTAATTAAATAAATTATTAAAATAATAATTAAAATAGAAAATAACGTAAAAGTTATTTACGAAAACCCCCATATAGGGGGTATATAATGGGAAAAAGGCTACATATCAAAATCCTACAATTTTTTTACTAAATAACTGGGGTAACTACTTGTATTAGTTTGCATAATAGTTTAAATTAATGGGTGGTTGGGTCGGGATAAATAAAAGGTGTAATTAAAAATGTCTGAAGTAATAAAAGGTTTATCAAACTTAACAGTCTCAGAACAAGAGAGAATACTAAGTAAATTATCACAGGATTTAGTTCCTGTAGAAATAGACGACAAAGTATACCTTGTACCCAGAGAAGTAGACGAATTAATAGATAGTTTATCTGCTCAAGTTATGTTATTAACTGAACATCAATTTAAATGGCAGAAAAAAGAAAAATCAAAAATATAGAACATTATGTCTATGAAGACATAGACGAGTTTAGAGAGACGTATCCAAATACAATAGTGCATCCAGATTGGCGAAAAGCAGAAGAAGGCGATTGGGTTATAAGTGATGATGATAGGATTGTACAATTGTTAAAAGTCAAAACAAACGTTAATCATCATTCAGATACAAAAAATTATAACTATGCAAACGGATGGGTGCGAACTGTAGTAGGTAGTTTTATTAATAAACCTAGTACAAAAATGGATACAGATTTTAATAATCATCCTAATAGATATACATTTTCTACAAAAATAAAAAATACTGCGGATAATTTTCGCAATAGAAAAAAAGTTACAAATAAAGAAAAACAATTTGCTACAAACGTAGTAATAGGAATGGGAGCTGTAGAAGCATATAAAAATGCTTACAAAGAAGTCTCAGAACAAAAAGCAAGAAAAAAAGCAACCGTACTTTTAAAACAGGAAAGAGTTATGGAAGAAATACAAAAGTCTGTATTAGATGTCGCAAAAGGATTAGGGATAGACCATGAGTATATTCTTAGTAAATTAAAGCATCTTGCAGATTATAGTGAAGACGATAATATTATATTACAATCAACAAAAGAATTAGGTAAAGTCATAGGTACATCTAATAATACTATTAAACAAAAAGAGGTAGGATTAATAGGTATGTTTGAGGGTTTTTCTCCTGAACAATTAGAAGGTGCAAAAAGAAATGAATTACCTATTGAAACAAAACAAATAAAATCCGAGGAATAAAATGGGAGTAACTCAAGGAATTGTAAAAGATAATGATGGAAATGTTATATGTTGTTATCATTGCGGTTCTAGAAATATACATAAAAGTGGATTCTTATATAGAGCTAATTCTAAAAAACAACAATGGAAATGTATGGCATGCGGTAAAAAAACAGTTAGACCTACTATATTAGAAAAAAGTCCATTTAAAGTAGAAGAGAGAGATCCAGAGTCTATACCAATAGAAGAACTTATTGAGTTTAGAAAAAAACAATACAAACAAAAAAAGACATCTAAGGAAAATAGAAAACTTGTAAGAATTGACATAAACATAGATGGGCCAATAGGAATTGCACATTTTGGTGATCCTCATGTAGATGATGATGGTACAGACTTATCTCAAATTATTCACTACATGACTTTAATTAATAACACAAAAGGAATGTTTGCTGGTAATCTTGGTGATATACAAAATAATTGGATAGGAAGATTATCTGCATTGTATGGGCAACAATCTACAAGTGCTAAAGAATCATGGAGACTTACTGAATACTTTGTAAATAAATTAAATTGGTTATACTTAGTAGCAGGAAATCACGATGTTTGGTCAGGTGATGGTGATCCATTAGATTTTATTATGAGAGATCATCAAGGTCTATATGAAAAGTGGGGAGCAAGGATGAGACTTGTATTCCCTAGTGGTAAAGAGATACGAGTTAATGCTAGGCACACATTTAAAGGAAATAGTATTTGGAATACTGCTCATGGCGTAGCAAAAGCAGCTCAGATGGGATGGAGTGATCATGTGCTTACTTGTGGACATACTCATGTATCTGGATACCAAGTTGTTAAAAGTCCTTCTAGTGG